GAGCCTCACATGTTGATGCGTTGATACGTCAAAGCCCAAGTCTATCACCAGAACAGCGGTATCACCGTCGATGATGCGTTCGAGCCTTGCCGCATAGGTGTAATTGACCACTGGAAGCATCAGATCGGCCTTGGTTTGGGTGGCACTGGGATGACGGATGGATTCCAGCGATAGTTCGGATCGTCGAGATAGTTTTGAAGCACTGGAGCAGGGGTATTGATCAATTGAGTGAGCAACTGGGCGTGCCGCTTGCTGTCTGCTGCATATCGCTCAATTGCGGCTTGCCTTGCAGCTTGTCGGGCCAGTTCTTCGGGTGTTGGCTTGCGTTTGCCTCGGAGCCAGTCGAGCAGTTCTTTTCCGGTCATTTATCAAGCCCCTTTGGAACTGTGAAACAGTGGCCCAGTACAACGCCGATGCCGAGTGCAAAGCCTAAACTGTGCTGATTGACTTCCCAGATCGCTTCAGACCATGTTACGCCGCCAGACTGCCACTTGATCAGATCAACCAACAGCAGCACGATTGCAACTGTGATGAGGAAGACAAAGTTCTTGGCGGCAGCACTGAAAGTCATCAGATTGGCCCGTTAGCTGTTCCGTTGGATGTGCCGTTGCCGTTGTTTACAGGCCAGAGAGGTGGCAACGATGCGAAGAACTCGCCCACGGTTGGAACCGCCTGTGTACCTGCCTGAACAGCCTGAACCATGCTATAAAACAAGCTCCAGATAGAGTCGCGATAAGCGATTGCGGCATCGCCTTCAGACTTGTAGGTCGTGATGTTGCTAAGGGTCCAGCTTGTGGCTGAGAGGATGGAATCATATTGCTTGACAGACACTGCCTGATCCAAGAATGAGCCGATGCCGTTGCCGATCTCGGTGAGCCTTTGGATTACATAAGCCTGTTGTTCTTCGGCTGTCAGATCAACGACCGTCCATGTATCGCTCACAGATGTGCCGTCAAAGGCAAAGCTCTGGGAAAGTCGCTGCGTTGCAGGGTTAAACGATGGTATGGGCGACGAGGTGTATGGGTAATAGCCGTATGTTGCTAAACTCGCATCGTCGAGGGCGTTGAAATTGGATACAGTCGTGAAGGACTGTGGGAGCCACTGTGGGCTGGAGATTTGGCCGTTGGACGATACTTGGCAATATTGCATGTTTGCTCCTTATGCGTTGGGGAATGCCGCTGTGGGTGGTGTGAATGCTGATGTAAAGCGAGCGTATTTGGTGATGCGAAGATCGTCGATGTAAGCATTTACACGGGAAAGAGCGTTATTATTTGACGCTGAACACACCGTAAACTCTGTGGCTGAAGAGAACGTGTAACTAATCGTAGTGGTTGCAACTTGAGTTCCATTGATAAATACCCTAAGAGTCGACCCGCTTCTGCAAGCTGCAATGTGATACCACTGCGAAAGGTTTAAAGCTGTTCCGGTCGAGAGGACGTTTGCGCCGTCATTCCAAAGAAACGACAAGACTCTTGAGGTGTTGATCTGTAAAATCCATGATGCACCAGTTCCGTAAACGTGTTTTCCCATAATATGGGCGTTGGCACTGGATGGAGACGCATTCAGATAAATCCAGCACTCCGCCGTAAAATCGCCAGTACCAAAATCAATTGCAGTTGATGACAGCCCTATCCTTGCCCCGCTGCCGTCGAAATAAGCTGATGCTCCACCATACTTGCTCTGAGTCGTGCTGACTGCCGCTGTTCCATACGTCGTTAGCGTCAAAGCATTCGGCCCGCTGTCCACAAAGCTCGTGCTGTTATTTGCCCCGTCCATGTGCAGCAGGAGCGATGTGTAATTGTAGTATGGGTCGGCCACTGTGGAGGACTGATTGGTTGGCAATGCTGCTGTGGGAGGCGTGAAAGTCGAGGTATAGCGGGCAAACTTGGAGATCCTGAGGTCGTCGATGTAGCCTTGGAAATCAACTAACCCAGAGGTGTAATTGTTGGCAAAACGTCCAACTCTAGCTCCGGTCGGCGTAAAAGTGCGAGATGTAAATGTTGTGGTCGATCCGACTTGAACTCCATTAATAAACAGCCTTGCACTATTGGATGATACGCTTGCGGCGACATGATACCATATGTTTGCAGATATTGACCCACCAGTAATAGCGGTGACCGCCGAACCAGAACCGTCTGCGGGGCGAGTCTCAAAAGTAATAGTTGAACCATTTCTAACAACGTAGATTCCTCCAAAGTAAGACAGCGTGGCTGAGGTCAGGGTAAAGATCGGAGCGTACCCAGTAACCGAGTCAGATCGCATCCAAAATTCTATCGTATAATCCGTAGTCAGGTTGAAAGGCTCGCCGTACGGTATGTCAAGATAATCTCCAGTCCCATCGAAATAAGCACTTGCCCCGCCAAACTTGCTTTGGGTCGTGGATATTTGTGCGTTGCCCGTTGCAGTCACCGTCAGTGCATTTAAACTGCTATCCGTAAACGTGGTCGATCCATTCGTCCCATCCATGCTTAACATGAGCGAAACGGCTGAATAGTAAGGGTCGCCACTGAACGACTTTTGGGCATTCCGTATGATATTGGCTAGCATCAGTAATTCTGACCTCCAACGAAACCCTGCCAAGTCGTGCCGCCATCATTGGAATAAAACGCAAATACATCCTTCTTACCGCTGACACTGGTCAACGTTGGAGCAGTCCCTCCAGCCCATTTGATTGCTGATCCCCAAGTCACTGCCTGAGCCGTTCCATCCGCTGTTAATTCCAGCGTAAAACTCGCTGCGGAGCTTGACGGAGTATTGCTGATGGTCAGCGTTGTAATAGCAGCATTTAAACTCACAGCAAAGAAGTTGCTGCCGGATAGATCTAGCGTAAGCGTGCCGCTGGAAATTGTCGGTGATGTGCTGGTCTCACGGTAGGCTTGCAATTTAGGCTGAGTGAGCAGGTTGCCGCCCAGAGCCTGAGTTCCGGTGAACGTGTTTGCGCCAAGCCCAGCGTAGGATGTGGAAACGGTCAGAAAACCATTGGCATCAATTGACACACCCGACCCGATCTTAACGCCCCCTAAGACAGAGGCAGATGCAATGGGAAGCGTGTACGAGGAACCTGCGGCACTGATCACACCGCTTGCAATTGTAATGGTTGTCCCATCAATTTTAACGCCACCCAGAACCGATGTGGTTGCTGTGGGCAGGGTGTATGCGGATGGTGTGCCTGACAGGTCGGAATAGGCTGTAACCGCTGCGTAAGAGAGCGATGTCCAAGCTGTTCCTGCGGCATTACCGATTTTGAACTTACCTGTGTCAGTCTCATAGCCCAGTTCGCCTGGTGAAAGCGTTGGGTTGGCCGATGTCCAGGCAGCAGCAGTGTCACGCCGAAGTTGTATCTTGCTCATCCTGTTGCGGAGCCTCCATCAAACGTGTTGTCGCTGCTTGTTGCTGACCCGCCATCAAATATGCCACCGCTACTGCCAATCCCGGCATAACGTGCGTCAGCGTAGCCTCTGGTCAATATCGAGTAATCTGTCATATTTGGTGTGCGTAAAGCTGTTCTGCCAAAATTCTGGAAGATCAGTTCTGCGGATTCGCCCAAAGCCAAAGTCGTGCGGTAATCGTAGGCTTGCGAAAAGGATAGATTGGAGTCTGTTCCCGGCCACGAACTGCGGGCTACCATCTGGAACTGCGAAGGTCGTCCGATGGATGTGCCGTTGGAGTAAGTGACTGCCTGAGATAGCTGATTGATCGTGTACTCTGCGGAACGGTAATATCCTGCCTCAGGAACCTCTTCGTAATTGGATGGGTTGTACGATCCTGTTGCACCAGCAGTGTATTTGCAGCGAATTCCACTGGGTAAATGAGGATCATAAAGCTGGGTGGTTCCCTGTGGTCGCACACCTCCGGTTAATTCAAATGTTGCGGAAGTGATCGTGTTTGCATTGGCTTTTGTAACGGAATCCAGAAAGATCTCGCCGTACTGCCCTACCATGACCCGTCCTGTTCTGGAGGAGTTGGCAGAGCCTGTGTCGTTGGAATTGAAACCAATCGCTTTGTATTGTAAAGCCGCAGTAGACGTTGAACTTGCAAGCAGACTGCCATCAAATATCGTTTTAGTTACCGTACCAGAGGTATTGCTTGTCAATAACCCACGGGAATAGCCTTGGATTAACCCACTTGAAGATGTGATTGATCCGTATTTGGGGAACTGGGTCAAAATTCCTGCGGTCGTTTGCGTGTCTTTCCATACCTGAATGTAGTTCGCATCCGCAGAAGTAGCCAAAAGCAATCCGTCTGTCAGCCCGACGACCGTTCCGTCATCCTTCTTTGTAAAGACCTTGCCATCTGCCGTATTCACAGCCAACTCGCCCGCAGACAGACTGCCAGCAGATGGTGTTGCGCCAGATGTGGATGATCGCTTTAACTGGATGGTCTGAGCCATTGTCAGAAAGTACCCCCGTCAATTGTCGTGGAAGTACCCAATATATCCGTTCCAATGACCAATCCCAGATTTGTCCGAGCCGCAGATGCTGTTGTAGCCCCAGTGCCACCATAAGCCACGCCAACCGCTGTTCCCTGCCAAGTACCCGTAGCAATTGTCCCCACAGAGGTCAGGCTTGATCCCGTAATACCACTGCCCAGCGTGCTAGATGACAGGACTGATACACCATTGATCCGGTATTCTTTGCTAGATGCAATCGAGACATGCTCAGAGATCGTCCAAGCACCCGTAGCCGAAAACCAGTTGATCGTTTTGTCAGTTGCACCTTTGAGGGTGATACCACCACCATCCGCTGTCGTGTCCGTGGGCGTTGCAACAGCCCCAAGCTCAATATTCTTATCGTCCACGTTCATCGTCGTGGAATTGATGGTGACCGTTGTGCCGTTGACCGTGAGGTTGCCCGTGATCGTCGTATCGCCAGAAACGGCAAGCGTACCTGTGATCGAGGGATTTGTGTTTGTGAGTGGCGTGTAGGTCAGTGCTGTGGTCACATCCGAAGATGTCAGCGTCACATTGCCCGTGCGGGTGTTGAACGTGTTGACCACATTGGTCAGGTTGCTGAGTTTGCTGGTCACAAACGCTGTGGTCGCAACTTTGGTCGAGTTGTCCGATCCCGTCTGGGTGACTGCAATCAGATTGCCCGAAAATGTCTTGTCGCCTGTGATGGTCTGAGCAGAACCGAGGGTCGTAAAAGCACCTGGCCCAGCAATTGCCAATATCGAAGAGGCTGATCCTGCCGTGTCGCCATACCCGTAATAAAGGGTGTTATCGACTTCGTTGAAAGCAAGCTCGGCGTTGAGCAAGCCTGATGGCGCACCTGTAGCACCGGATGTTCTTCGCTTAATGCGGATTGGGTTCGCCATCAGAAATTCCCTCCGTCAGTCACGAATGACTGCTTTGTGTTTGTCCATTTATTGATTGACTCGTTGTAGCTGATCAGGTCGCCTTGGGTTAGGCTGGATAACTGGACATCGCCAAGGTTGGCTAAATCTGAGCCTGCTGCTCCGGGTTGTCCCGTTTGGCCTTGTGGGCCTGTCGCCCCTGTATCGCCCTTTGCACCCTTCTCGGCAACCGCAACAGTGACCCGATACAGATCCTGGGTAGGTGCTACCAGACCCACATGATTCGTGGGCGAAACAGCGACATTTATGGGAGGCTCGAGACGAACCCTGACTTGAATTGGATCAGCCACGGGGGATCACCAGGAAATTGCCAGCAAGACGGGTTTTCGTGATATCGCTATCCGTAAACGTCATCCACCATTTATAGCTACCAGCACCTGCCGCAGTTGTCTGACTGTCTGACCAAGTCACCGTGACCTTCCCTGTCGTGGAGTTGGCCGAAGTGGTCGCGTTGTAGGTTGCATTTGCCGTTTTGAAAGCCGCAGCAAAGGTCATATTTGCGATATTGACAACGCTGGAGCAGTCCGTTGCGGGAGCAACCGTGACCACCATTTGCACATCATCACCAGCCACAGCCGAGATATTGAGAGTCGCAGGGAGTTGGATGAAATCTGCCACCTTAGGAGACCTCCTCGATGTCTGTCCACCCCTCGCGTGACTCGTATTCTTCCAGCTCTTCCATCAGGCTCACAAAACTTCGGGCTAAAGCCTTGTTCATTCCTGACCTGCTGGGACTCAAGGAGTCGCTATTGCGTTCGCCTTCCAGCTTGGATCGCTCCTGAGTGCTGGCAGGAACCTTTACGGACCCAATCTTGTCGCCTTCGCTCACCGTTTGCTTCGTTGGATCAGCCTGAGGTAGAATCTCGTTGCGAATTTCGTCCCGTGCGATCCCCAACAGGTCAGCATCCGGTGAGTCAGATTTGCCGTAGCCAACAATGTCGCGAGACTCATTAATAGTGATAACCCCACCACCGAGAAGACGAATCGCACGATTGGCAGCAATCTGTTCACGATCATCCAGCTCCTCGACAGGCGAGTAATCCCACGAAAACTTGATCTTGCCAGACCGAACCTCTTCAGGATCTTCAAAGTCGATCAAAAGCTGGTGCGTCATCTCGTCGGCAAATATCTTCTGCAATGGAATCAAACCGTGTACGTATGCTGCCCGAATGGCATCTGCGTATGTTCCGTAAGCTCCTGAGTTGTCCGTATTGAGACCCAGAACCGAAGTATTCAAACCCATTGCTGCAAGAACTGTCGCCTGTGCCGCCTTGGGGATCTGAACCAATCCTATCTCTTCCGGTGTGAAGCCCATCTTGTGCAACTCGTAGGAACCCGTCAGGACTGTTGGGTCTCCACGCTGGTCACCTGTGAGGGCATCCTTGAGCCGAGATTTGATCGCCCTTGCATCGTCTTCTGAAACCGTGAAATCACCCTTGGGGGTGGCGATCAGGCCAGGAACCGCAAAATTGCGAAGCAGAGAGGCTGTGTAGGTGGATGCCTCGTTTAAAACAGCAATCTCACGCACATGGGCAACCAATGGACTCCAGCCGACCCGATCCTGATCCATGTCGATATAACGACGAATGTGAATCACACGGTCAGGAGGAACGTCCAGCATCCGTCCATTGATGTTGTATCGCCAGGCTGTGAGGTAGTCTGATCCGTCCGTAGGATATATGGGAGAGACCTTGTCAGCCCTCCAAATCTTCAGTTCGACTGGCTCACCCAGGCGATTTTTGATCTTCTCGACCCAGACATTGCCGTAGCAGCTAGCATCCCTGATATACGCACCAATAAACGCTGCTTCACCCACATGAGGATGAGGACGACGCAATAATGTCAAGGCAGGGTGATTCCGTACAGGATCTTCAATCCCATCGTCATCCACTCTTACAACTTGCAAATGCGGAACAGGCCAGTTTCTTGCCAGCCAATCGATGCCGGAAGCGACCGTGGAGTTCTTCCACAAGCCCTGGATAAGCATCGGCGTGTAATCATATGTCGTTCCAGGCAACCAGACGCTGTACGGGCGGTATCCACCACCCAGTCCACCCCAACCAGAGTAGGGCGTATTGCCGCGAAACAGTGATTTGAACGACTGGTATAATCCCATAGTCATATCATAACATAAGCAGACAAGCATATCAATATGGGAGATGGGTGGGGGCGAGTCGAATCCCCTTTTATCTTTTTTTTAAAAAAAATCCTACAGGTTGTTTCCAGTATGTGCAAGGCCGACACGCCCCTGGCTGCGCCTCAGAAAAAATCGCGAAAAACCGTAACAAAAACCAAGTGTCCGAATTGAATGAAACGTCCTGGAAACAAGTAGGCCCTGTCCAGTGGACAGGGCTGAAGCTCGAGGTTTAAACAAGTAGGCCCTGTCCAGTGGACAGGGCTGAAGCTCGAGGTTTAAACAAGTAGGCCCTGTCCAGTGGACAGGGCTGAAGCTCGAGGTTTAAACAAGTAGGCCCTGTCCAGTGGGCAGGGCTGAAGCTCGAGGTTTAAACAAGTAGGCCCTGTCCAGTGGACAGGGCTGAAGCTCGAGGTTTAAACAAGTAGGCCCTGTCCAGTGGGCAGGGCTGAAGCTCGAGGTTTAAACAAGTAGGCCCTGTCCAGTGGACAGGGCTGAAGGTTACTTGCGTTTTGATTGATTAATCGACCATATCAGAATCATGATAATCAGATCGGCCGCGATTATGAGTAGCTCGGCAAGTATGATAATCAATGGATTTTGTATCCTACATGACCTGGATTCCAGCATGATCGGCAATTGTTGCCAGAACACGTATGATCATCGGTAGTAGTTGCAGGACAAACTTGGCAATTATCGGGAAGAATCGAAAGCTCGGAAAACACCATAGTGGAATTTTCAGCCTTAGAAAGCGCGTCCACCATAGGAGTTGAATATCTGATAATCAGGTTCGATGGAATCGAATCGGCTTGTTTGACTATGCCAGCTTCACGGGTTGGTAGCCAAAACGATACTTCAGGACAATTTCTGGCAATGTTGATGATTGAATATAGCATACCCAAAGATTGTAAGTCCCCTGAATCGAACCATCTGAAATACTTTGCGTCAATCCCCTTAGACGGATTCTGGACTTTCCAGTTCAGGAAAGCGGACAAAACGTATTCAAATGCCATTGCGGAACATTTGTAAGTGTAGAATCTACGTAACATTGCAACCTTTACAGGCTTCATAACGTAGTACCCTGATAAGGCATAGCATTTGTTACAGGTGGACCCCTGAAGCTTGTGAAGCTTTGAACCAGTCCTGCAAAATTCAGCCGGAATAGACCAACCAAAACAGGGCATTTTGCTCGGCTTGGATAATCCACCAACGAACTGATAAAGAAGCTCATTCCATTGCGCTTGGTTGCAGGCCTGGTTACAGGCCTTGATTATCTTTGGTTGTGTGAACGGATCGGACCAAAACCCATCTTTCATAGCCCCGTGGAAAGAAACGTCCAGATCCGCTAAGAGATTATCCTTGTACGAATAAAACGTCGATGATGGGTCGATCGTCCCCCGATAGGGGTTTACAGGTGCAACGAATTTTGCTTTGGTTGCCTTAGTTTTCATCGGTCTAGTGTCCTATTCTGAATTGTGGGAATTGTGGGTAATCAGAGAGAAAATATTTGAAAATCCGAGTATCCGTTTTCACGGAAAATCTCAATTTGTTCATTCAGATGATTGACAATATCCTCGAAAAGGATTGGTTCAACCGCATCGAACCATAGGTAATGTTCGCCCCTGAATATAGACTCAGGTAATGTCATGACAATTTTGAACCGGATAGCAGATAGAGAGTCTGGAAAGTGTTTCACGAATCAATCCTCTTATTTGTTGCCATATTTTGCGAAACCATTTTTCGCCCAAAATGATTATCGACTTGGATATCTCTGTTTTCAAGTGTTTTGACTCAGATCAGTCTAGATCGCAAGTTCATGCCTGGCTGGCTTTTGAGAGGGTTTCGAGGGCTGGCTGGCCCCTGGAGGGGGCTGGCTGGGCGAGCGTGTGTGTGGGCGCGTTTAGCTATGTGTCACTGTATCAGTGTATCTGTAAGTGTCACTGTATCACTGTGTCAGTGTGTGACCACTTGATTAACAATCAGGTGACCATGATTACCTAAGTGCCACTGTGTAAGTGCGTTACGATTTTGAATGTGGCAGAGTGGCAGAGATATGGCAGAAAATGTCAATAAGATGGGCGAATGTTAAACAAAATGCGGGAGAGCCAGAAGTCAATAACATTGTGAAATAAAGAACGAAGTGGGCTGGAGGTGGATGGCAGGGTTCTGGGCGTGAGCCTGGGGTGAGGGTGCTGGGCTGGCTCGATTAGGCTTAATTAGGCGTGTTTAGGCTTTTTTAGGAATCGTGGCAGTGTATCCATCTATCAAAATCGCTCATGCCGCAATCTTGCTACTATAAGCTGTGCTTATATAACTAATCGGTTATATTTAAGGTGTTTGTGCGCATCTCTGCGCCACGCATGATGTTGTGTAAATAACAAAGAAGCCCAGCGGGTTGCTGGGCTTGAAATCGTGCTTGGATTGTGGCGAGTAGATCAGATCAAATAGAGTGGATTGAGTGCGAATTCAGGCCCATCGGCCCATCCAGTGAGATTTTGAATATTCTGGTATTCATCCTCGTGAATCCTAACGCTCTTAGTGGTCAGTGGCTCGCCAAACCTTGCAGCTAGTTCTGGGTGTTCTTCTCGCAACGCCAACCAGAATTCATCTGCGGAATACTCGAAATCCACAACGACTTCAAACCAAGTTTCACCATCAGAATCGATCCAGATCGCAGTCCCATCTTGACCACAATCGTCCAGCTTCAAAAAAGTGTCATTCTCCCACTCGCCCCAACTGCTATCACTGCCTGACATAAACGCGCCCCGTCCATTAGGCCAGCGACACATACTGCCCGACCAAGATTGGCCCAATGCGTTTTCGCCTCGGACACGCCAGATCTCGCAACCAATCTCCAGTTCGGAGAGTTGGTCAAGGGCAAAACCCATGTTTTTGGCTGTTTCGATATCTGCTGCTGTTTCGATCTCCATCTCTCTCTCCCTAATCCTGTAGATTGTTAGTAGATCTGCGTATCCAGCCTGGTCATTGATTACTAGATCATTATTAGCCTGACGGGTCGCCAGAAGCTGACCGTAATCATTTGCATTTCCGCAAGACACTTGATCATCATCTGCTTCAAATAAGTCTTCTGACTGCCGAGGGAAATCAAACCATGCATGCATCCTCACAAGTGTATCGGCGTGAAAATCCTGTAAGAGTTCGGGCGTGCAAGTATCTACACTGACTACTTCTGGGTCTCGAGGCGGGTGTAAAAGTTGTGGGCTAATCCACAAAATATAAAGCTCGTTGTTATTTTTACGAAGTTCAATCGATCCATTCATCTTCCTGTCCTTCCGTTTGATACTTTCAATCTTGATCAATATAACCACTGATCCGGCAACAAGCCAGAGTCAATCCCCGTTAATTGCTGCAAGCACCAACCTTAACGCAGACTCCAGAGTCAGAGGCTTGAGACCTTCGGACTTGCTGTCCTGATCGCTATAGCACCCGTTGCTGTCGTTCCAAACTAGCCAGCTGATCAACTGTTCGCGGGTAAGATACTGGGCTTGATGTGCAGATAATGCCTGATAATCTCCTGCGGTTTGCAACAAGTTGGCCTTGACCAGCATCGAGGTTTGGACGACTTCGGTATTTGGGAAATTCATGGACTCCCATCCCTGAAGACGAATGCCGACCCGCCCCTTTTCAGGGGCATCGTAGCAAACATAGACAATAGCGGCATGCTGCGGCAAACACCATTCAGGCTTAAACCGCACAAGATCGCCTTTCTTAAGATCGCTCATCTCGTCACCTCGTTTCAAAGTACGTTTGGGATTGTATAGCGACACTCAAGCAACGCAGCATGCATGCGACCAGTTTCGCAGTCGGCAGTGCTTAAGAGGTATTCCGATATCACGGCGATACCTGAGCTATAACCTCCGTTGGCATGTTCCATCAAAAGCTCCCAGCTCTCAAACACTCCGTATATGACTCCAAGATAAGGGACAAAAGCCCCCTGCAAGAGATAGACCTGTTTAGGCCCAGTTGAGAACTGAAGCGTGACTGATTCGTGACGGATGCTCATTTTCGTTTTCCCTTCCATTTGGTTTTAGATTTCGCCGAGGACGTTTCCCCGACACAAAAAATATATCGACATGAACAGCCAGAGTCAAAAAGATTTCTCAAAAAATGTCAACGACCGCGAATCTGGCTGGATGGCTTGTTTTAAAGGGTTCGACGGTCTTTTGAGCCTGGGTTTGACCAGATCTGAGGGCGTGTATACGCTTATAGGCGTGCGCGAAGCACTGTGTCCATGTAGAGCACTGTATCTGGAAATGCCACTGTATCCCACTGTATCTGTGAATGACACTGTATCTGACACTGTATGGCTGTAGACCACTGTATCCCACTGTACCTGTAATCAGGAAACTAGGGAGAAAGCTAGGGAGATAACTAGGGAGGACTGTAACTGGGTATACTACTGAGTGGGACACTGAACAAAATAACACTGTGTGTTTTACCGCTGTAGTAGATCGAGTACACAAGACGACCTTTTCCCCTACACTACACCTGACTCACTTCTTGTTTCCTTTAGGCCTTGTATGAGAATCCTCATATCACCTATCAGAAACCTGTGAATCCTGATTCAACTCAACCTTAGACATCATTTCCCACTTAAGGGAACATTCCATCTGGCTGAAAGAATCTGGTAGTGGGCGAATACTTGGTCTGGTCAGCTTACCGATGAGACTCTTTTTCGTGTAGGGACCAAGTTGTCAGGTATCGACAGAGCCTGGATTTGAGTGCGAGTCTATCCGTCAAGCCGAATGGCGATCCTCATTTACCACTGTCCAGTGCTGACTATTCAGCGAGAGTTCGTCAAACTCTTTCCCCCTGGACACTCATCTACACTCACTGACCCTTGCCGGAGGATCTGACCAACTTCCCAGAACTGGGTATGTGTGGCAAGGAAACCTGTACTACGATATTGATCGCGTTTTTAGGCTGTCAGCGTTTTCTTGTCAAAGAGTTCAGCAGAGCTACGACGGGTGCGATCCAGTTCGCGTATAGGCGGGTGATTGACTCACCACTTATCTTGCCTCCGTCACCCAGCGAAGTACTGTACAGGCTGGGTTGTCTCGAGGTCATTCAGGTAAGCTCTGCAAGCACCCGGGGCCTCGTTACTCACCACTAATTGTACATCACCCTCACACCCATGTCAACGACCTCACTTCCCACGTATAAAAACTTATAAAACACCTTAGATAATCCCTTACAAAACTAGATCCCTCCTAACAAAACAGCTTCCATAAACCATTGTATAGCAGCGTATTGGCGAGTTTTTTAAAATTCGGAAAAGATTGTGTACATAAATCTTAGTC